AATGTTTTATTTACGTTTTGCTCAAGGCTGTAAAACTCCTCCGAAATACTTTTTAAGAGTAATTTGTTTCTTAATATTTGGGAACCATAATTCTTAACTGAAACAGCCTGTTGCTTACTTTGGAGGATCCTTATTTTTTGAGCGATGCTATTGGCATTGGCTATCAGTTGCGCATTTAGTTTGTCAACCCCTCGCTTAATGTTTGCCCGGTGCGCCTTTTCCCATTTATCAATTGGCATAAACGTTGGTGTTTTCGTTAATGATTTTTTCCACTTCCTGAATGCTTAAAGGACAAAGAAAATTGTCGCCATTTGAATGAATTGTCGTATAGACTTTACCATCTTCAAAATATGGTGCAATTGCATTGATAATGTAAAACGTAACTTGTCTGATGCTGCAATCTTTCACCTTAAATTCTACATCCAAATTAAAAAGATCACTTGTATTATCTGTATGAAAAAAGATAGGAAGTTGAACTTTCATATTTTTAAATATTTAAGGCTAGACCTACATCATTTGTTTCGGATTCCTCAATTTTTATCTGATCATAAATTGCAGATGGATTTTCATTATAACCCAATTGACTTACTGCGTTTTGTTTGCTTGTCATTTTAGCATTCACCGCAGTTGATAGCATATCAGTTATTTCAGTTAAATTTTCAGGCAAAATAGAATTAAATTTAACGTCAATTTCCAACAAATCAAACGCCCCGCCTTTAGCTTTTTGTAACATTGTTTTCATAATCGATATCCTACGGCTTAAATCTTCCAATACCTCTAATTTTGTAGTTATTTTAGCCTCAGCAGATGTGAACATTAATTTTATGGCAGTGCCTGAAAGTGAGCCTGTTTTAATACCGTTAAGTAACCAACTCAAATCAGGCCAAGAAAATTTGTAAATATATTGATCGTTTCGCTCCATTTCAAGTTTAACGCTTTCCGGAGCAGCTTGAGTATCTAATAAATAAACTTTTGACGATATGGATTTACCTTCCGTATCAATTATCGGCATTGTTCTTATAATTTTAACGTCAGAATCATAGTCCGGCATACTACCTACATTTCCTTCAATTACTACCGGGGGATTTCCTATCCTGACGTTCACATCTGAATGTTGGGAATGGACGTACTCTTGTTTTTTTATTGTACCCCTGACGTTTTCAAATTCCGGGTACTTTTGAGCGTAATAAACCCACGTATTTTTTTTGTATGGATTTGGAACTTCTGTAAATTCCGCATTCCCTAATTTTTCATAAAGTTTGTCCGCTGTGTAAATCTGCGTAACTTGTATATCATCGGCTTTACCATTTACAAGACCTCTTTTCTTAAACATACGAGTTAAAGCATCCGCACGTCTGTTATCATCAAAATGCACCCAGATGTCATCGCCGTTTTCTTTTGAAAATAACATTGCCTTTAAATCTTTTTCGAGGTCGCCTTCTTCAAAAAATATAAATTCAGCACACTTGGTTTCGATACATAATGTTCTGACCATCGATTTATTGAACGTGTCGAACTTTGCTTTATTCCACTGTGATTTTAAAATTTCAAATGCTTCTTCAATTTCGGGTGTTCTTTCTGAGTTAGTTAAGACCAAATCAACATTTTTGCCGACTACCATCGCTACGGCTGTTTCAACAATTTGCTGAGGATAGTTTAAAACATTGCGGGTTCTTTTAATTGTTTTCGAGCCCGTTTCAATTGGCGTGCCTGTTTGTTGGCTTTTTGCAATAGTTCCGTCCGGGTCAATTTGAAAAATAGGAATATTGAAATCTTGCCTGTCAGGATCTGTTAAAATTTCGTGTTTACCGTCAAAATAATCTCTGTTTTCAACTGGCTTTTTTTCAATTTTATCCGCAACTTTTAATTCTACTAATTTTTCATCCCAAGTTGCTAAAGACATTATTTCAGAAATTGTCATCTTTGTTTTTTTTCAAAATTACTATAAATATATAAATTATTATTTAATTGCATTAAATATTATTTAATTGTATAAATTATTATTATTTTATCCGAACGTTCCTTTGCTTAGAGGTAGCATTTCGGGTTGAATTATTCTAGTTTCTTTATCTTCAATCTCAACTATTCCGGTCAATACATCTGCACCATCATCGAACTTGTTTTCATTGAATATTTTTTTATAGGTTGTGATGTGTTGATAAAACTCTGGCCATCTTATGTGCCAATCATTCGGAAACACAATTTTATTATTAACAGACGCGCTCTCTGAAAATATACGAGCCTCTTTATTGTTGCTTTGATGAAACCATCTTATAATAGTTTTAGCAACTTCTATATTTTGATGTATTCCCGTATCAAACAAGCCTTTCACGTTTCTTGCAAATCCGCGCCCTCCGTTATTGCTTTCTATATTTGATAGGTTTACGTTGTCTTTTTTTAATAGTTTGTAAGTAAGTGGCTCAGTTATTTCCATAGCTTCATTTGTAAATAGAACGTCAATTATATAAATGTGGTCATCTATTTTACTCAAAGGAACACCGTAGTTTATACTACATAAATAATCCTTTCCCGTGTCTGCTGTATCAGTGTAATTCTTTACTATTTTGAATTTTGGTAGTTCTGTATAGGTTTTAAATTTCCGATACATCAAACCTTTTTTATTTACAGGATTTCCTTGATGTAAACACTCAAACTTATCAGGGTCTTTTGCCCTTGTGCTTTCTAATTTCTTTTTTGAGTGTTTTTCTGGCCATAGCGCCTCACCTTGCTCTCTAGGGTCTAATTCGGTTGGTTCCCCAACTTTTAAAGCCGGGAAGTTTATCATTAAAAATTGGTCGTACCTTAGGTTTGATATAATAGTGTCTAAGTCCTCTGACCCATCATACATAACGACAAGCCCTAATGAAATTAGTTTAGCGATTAAATCGTTGTCGCTCCACCTTGTAAAGGTTATTAATTGCTGTGAATCATTATGAAGTCTTGTATCCGCTACAGAAACATACCAATCCCATACATTTTGCTGAACTAATGGTGAATTTGCTTCTTTCCAATCTTTATATAAATCATCCATACATAAAATATCAACAGAATCACCCGTCAATGGTCCTTCAACACCTACAAATTTCATTGAACCTATTGAGTTAATAGATTCTCTTTCTGTATTTGTGTTTGATTTTGTTCCTGTATACCCACGCAAAGGATATTCAACGTCTGGGAAAATATCAATGTATTTATTCTCTCGCATTATACTCATTATTTCACGCCCAAACTTTTCAGCTTTAGTTGCTGCATAACAAATTAAAGCCATTTTAGCATCTGGTCTTATTCCTGCGATAAATGATAATAACCTTCTTGTGGCACCCTCACTTTTTCCGTGTTGTGGAGGCATTGAGTTAATTAAGTTTTTAATTTCACCGTGTGCGAATCGGTCTAGTATGTCATAGAACCTAATGTGAAATTCTTTTGGGACGAATTTTTTAAATGTTGTTTTTGTGAACTTTAATAAATGTTCTCGACTATCTTCAATGTCATTTAGATACTTATATTTAATCGCTTTATCTATTAACGAATCATCAACCATTATTCAGATTGTTGTTTTATTTCATCTTGTACGCTTTTTAAATAAGCGTCCCTTTCCTCTCTAGTTGGTGCATATTCTTTTAAAGTAGCGTTTAAATCTGTTCTATTAATTTCTTTCCATTGATCAGGATTTCTATTTTTTAGCCAAAAAGCAATTGCACCAACATCCGGAGATATATGTTTTTTTACGGTTTTTACTTTGGTCACTTTTGGTTCACCATCAATTCCAACTTCTATTTCGGTTGTTTTTTCTTCAAACTCATATCCCAATGCCCTTTTCAATAAAGCGTTTTCGACTTCAATGTCAACTGGCTTTTTTCCTCTTTTTATTGCCTCTAAAAACTCTATATATTTTTTTTGCCAATTGTAAAGAGTGGCTACCGAAATACCGAATTTGAAAGCAATCTGTTCATTGCTCAAACCATCTCTAGCGTACTTTTCAGCCAGTAAAGGGTTTTCTATTGCATTATACTTGTTTGTCATCGTTTTATTTGGTCTTTATTGTTATCGACAATATCCATAAATACACCGATAGCTTGTCCCGGAGTTTTAAATCCTTTTTTGAAAGCATAAGACAAAAGGTCTTTTATTTTGTCGTAACTTTCATTGTCAAGTAGATAATTAATATCGTCATTTTGTTTTATGTTTTCTAACATTTCCACAAAACTATCTCTTGAATTTTCGATTAGACAAATATTAATATATCTGAAAGTCGGAGCCGAAACATCTACTTCTTTAGCTTCTTTGACCATTCCGTCTATTGATGTATTATCAATTAAACCAATATCAAAATCATTTAATTGTTGAATAAGGATATTTAGTAAATCTTTATTTGGTTTTCCTGAAATGTCATTGTGTGCTAATTGAAGCCTTATTCTTGTTGATTCATCAACTTCATCCATTATTAAACAAATTCCACCATCTAATTTTGCTTTGATTGCAGCTTTTATTCTATGATGTCCGGAAACACACATAAATTTGTTTTTACCTTCTTGGCGCATTAAAAGAGGTGACGTTGTTAATATTCCGTCTCTTTTAATATTCTGAACCAATCGTTTAAAATCTTCTTGGTTCATTTCTTGTGCATTGACTGGACTCTCTTCAATATTTCTAAATAAAACGTATTCAGAAACTACGTTAATTTTTTGTCGCTCAATTTCTTTTGTTGCTGATTTCGTGTTCATATTTTATGTTTTTGCATCCATTCGGCTTTTGCCGCTTTCAAAGAAGCTACATTACCTAGATTGAATAAATATCCTAGATTGAATCCACCTTTAATTTCTTTTTTAACGATGCACTCTCCGTGTTTTCGATATCGGTTTATTGCATTATGTTGTGAAAAACACATTGAATATGCCGTTTCAATAGTTCGATTGAATTTTTTTTCAAGAGCTTTCTGAACTTCTTTTGTTCTTAATATGAAAAAAAGTAGATCTGTTGAAAATTCATAAGCACTTGGAGTGGTGTCTGCTTTTAGAAAAATATCATAATTTCCATAATCGGGATTTGAGAATCCAATAACTCCAATCAAATAACCACAATGTTCAATACCTATGTAAAAATTGCATCCTCCGATATTAACAAAAGCCTTAATGTTTTTTTTACGAAAATCATTTGCAATTTTAGCGGGTAGATTTTCAATAATTTTAATAGGTTGGCTTTTATCAAACCATTCTCTGTTATTGTAAACTGATCTTATTTTTGTTTTTTTTGATGATGCTTGAATTGATTTTTCTGGACTTATTTCAATTTCTTTCTTATGAATGAGAAAGTGGCACTTTTTGCATAAAACCACAATATTTGAAGGAGTATCGTCTCTTTTGTTTTCATTCAAGTGATGGACCTCTTTTAATTCATAATCACTTTCATCACAATTAAAACAATTATAGAGCAATCTATACCTTTTCGATATTTTTCTAAAAGTCGAGTTATATCTATTGCCCTTTACGTCCATAATTTTAATTTGAGCGGGTGCGGTTTTGAACCGCTCCTTTTGACTGGAAGTCAAATATGCTAAACCAATAACACCTAACCCGCTAGTAATCTATAATAGTTCGTATTGAACTACTTTTTGAGTTTCTTTCTGCATTTTTCCAAGTTCCTTAACTTCTATATTTAGTTTTTCTTCCATCCACTTTGCCACTAAATGTCTATGGCAAAAATCATTTTCCCCTTCGTGGCACAACATAATGACATCTTTTCCGTTTGCCAATAAGTTCAAATCTTTAACGACTTTGTTGACATCCAGTTTTGCTAAAATAGCATTGAATTTAGGAGTGTAAATTTTCTCCTCATCATTCATAAATAATCTTTCAGGATTTAACGGGCGATATAAATCACCTGTAAAATACCTTGCTGACAATGAAATACTAACTGGATGTAAACCAGCTTCTTTGTACTTCTTAACGTTTGCGAAATTCCCTGTGTAAATTTTCATAATGTTTAATTTAAATTAATTAGAATAAATATTTGCACTATACAAATATAGTAAAATATGTTATAGTCTTGCTAAATATGTCATTTTATAAAATAAGAAATAACGGGTTTTTATAATTTAGTTTTTTGGTAATTTATCTGGCCGTCTGCCTAAACTTTCCATAGCTCTCTCAAAAATCACATTTAATTCTGTTTTGGATTCCTGGTCCTCAAAGAAAATATTCACTTTTAATGCTTTTGCAATTTTTAGATAAGTGCCTAATTGCGGATTCCATTTTAAAGAAAAGAAACGCGAAACACTTGATTGCTGTAATCCCGTTTCGGTAGCAATTTGATCTTGAGTGATTTTTTTTGCATCCGCAACTTCTTTGAGAATTAGAACGAGCAACATCCATTGTTGCTCGTTTGTGTTTTGGTTTTGTGTCATTTTATTTAAATTGAAAATCAATTAATCCTAAATGATAATATTGAGGTGAAATACCGCCAACGAAATAAGCCATTCTAACACCTTGTACAAATTTTGAGAAGTTGCCTTTTTTTCTGCCGTCGTAAGTGATTTCAGCGGTTACTTTTTCAATTAAAGCGTCTTTTTCTGCTGCAATTTCATTTCTTAATTTGATCAATTCTTTGTCAAGGCTTTCTGTATCAATTCCTTCGAACATTCTATTTCTTGCACGAGCTCTTTCATTTTTACGAGCTTGTCCTGTTTTTGTTTGATCACTACAAAATGACTGGTAAGATTCTCTGATTAATAAATAGTTTTTCAATTCACGATTTTCAGTTCTTGCAATGATCTCGAAGTTAGATACTGATACTGGTTTAATAATTTTGTTGAAGTTTACTGTTGTTTTCATAATTTTTTTGCCGTATTTTGATGTTGCCGCCACCTTATGATTGTTAAATATTTTAATTAATTGTCAATTTATAATAAAAAGAAGTTCCTAACCATCCTACAATAACTCCGTTCGATCCTTCGTAGAAATGTAAACCGTTCCACATTCTTTCTGCTTCCTCTGGACTTACTTTTGTATAACCAAAATCATTATTTGTGTTAGTCTCGAATAATTCAACTACACCACTTTTAATTCTGTTTTTTAACCAGGTTTTGTTTTTGTTTCCGTTAGATGTTGTTAATAGAGCTTTCATAATAGGATACTTTTTAGTGATTTTCTATATGTAAAGATAGTTATAAATATGTAATATACCGCATAATATACTATGTTTTTTTATTAAAATACTTACTTTATAATCATTCTAAATAATATTATATTTTTTAAATTATCAATTATATTTATTTTGTCCATCTAATAAGTAGTTCTTTTTTACCTCTGTATTTTGTCCTATCGGCATCAATTTCATACACTGTTTTGATTTCTATATTTACGTTATCTAATAAAATACAAACCCAAGCATCTTCCTTGTCATCAATGTGATGTGAGCGTGTTTTTAATCCAATTTCATTCAATGCTTTCAATAAAGGAATTGCCTCTTTATTAGCCACAAATTTACCATCTCCATAATCAACAATTTCGTGATTTTCTGTCAATTCGTGATGGTGATTACAAAATTTGTATTTAACAGTCGGATTTAATTTAAACGCATTGTTCGGATTATAACCACAACCATAACAACTACTACCAGCTGCAGTATCATTAATAACACACTTTTCTTTTGTGTGAACACATTTCAACTTTCCATCTTCAAAATAATAATTTTCCATTTTTTCATAATTTATAATTAAACTTTCCTTTTTTAAACCGCACTTGCCTTGCACAAATTAGTTGAATGTAATGCTACCATTCTGTTGATCCAATAATGGTAAAATCATCACCACAAGACAAATCATATAGCGATATTTCAGGACATTCATCAAAGGTTGAAGAATCTGTATTAGTCAGCATAATTGTTTTAGCGGCATCGGCCTCAATAATTGTTATACTTTTTATTTCAAGTATTTCTTCCTCGCCATATTCTTGTGCATAATCTTCTTGCAATTTTTTTAAATTTTTTGCTTGAGCAAACTCTGTTCTTTCTGTAAATTTTAATTCAAAAATCATAATTTTAGGTTTTAATATTAATTAGTTCATATTTTTAAAAAGGTTTTCCATTACACTTCCATCTGAATACATAATTTCATTTTGTGGAACGGAAGCATTTAGCTCATCTCCACTCCATCTATTTGGAAATATTTTAGCTTCAATTAATTCTAATATTCTATTCAGTTCTTCCTGGTTTAGAATATCAATTTTAGGCATCCCACATTCTATTGCATTTTGATTAACTTCTTCTTGAATTAATAATATTTCTGATAAAAAATGTCTTCGAGCTTCAAGAGTTAATGGCCCCATTCTATATTGATTTTTAGCAAGTTTTCCATCTTTTTTAAATTCGTTTCCGTTTTTTCGAAGTCTATATTTAGGAAATCTCATTTCTCTATATAAAACTTTCAATCCTATTAATGGTCTTAAATATTCCCATTTTGGATTTTTAAGAATAGTATCAAGTGATTTGTCTTTTTCAACCAATGGACACCCTAAACAACCTGTTCTAGCATTAATTTCTTCGGCTTCATCACCGCCATAAGCATCAGCCAAAAGTGTTGTGTTCCAACCACCGTGTTTAGGCATTGGTGCAAATATTTTCAACCAATCCCAAACATTACATACTCTCCAATGAAGTATTGGAGCTAGCGTTGAACATAAATCATTTTGTAATCCAGTTTGATACCAACCTTGCCCACATTCGCCACCATCTTTTGAGCAGGAAGTATTTATTCTCTGGTCTCTTACTGCGCTCTCTCCAAGTCTAACTCCAGTTAGCATTAAAACCTTTTCGTTTCGTTCTTGAATAAATTCCTTAACGGCTAGTTCCATCGGTTCTACTTTTATTTGTCCTGTACACCATCTGAAAGTGTTGGATGGAGGAGGAACTCCACGTCCTAAAATATAAACAAGGAATCGATCATCAATTGGAGCGGTAACAATTTCAACTTTTACGACTCTTTCTTCCAATTGTTTTTTTATTACTTGAGCAGATAACCAAAGTGGTATCAATTCCATTCTCGTATCTGCTGCAAAAATTGTGAATGATTTTGGAGCAGGAATTTGACCTGTATTTATAAGTTGAGTTACCAAAGTTACTACTGTTGTACTATCTTTTCCCCAAGACCAAGCTGCTGCCCAATGTTCGTGTCTTGATCCATATTCTTTTAAACTAGCGATCGTTAATTCAATACTAGTAGCTACTGTTATTGGTTCTGTTCCAAAAATATTTAGTTGATTTTTCATAAAAATTTATTATTTCGATTTGTATTTTAAAACTCCCAAAAAGAAAGTTTTCCTTTTACGTTTAATATTGGTTTGTCATAAAGCACTGGATTGGCAAGTACCCAATTCCAAATAGGTTTTGGGTCTTCTACATCAAAATCATCTTCATTATAATGTGTTTTCTCAGCCCAAATACTCGGATGATTAATTACGCAATCGATGATGTCAATTTCTCCGATGATAGCTGAAAGTGGCATTTCTTCATCTTTTACAATTATACCATAGTCAATAAATTTATGGTCAACAGGAGATGATGACATTGCTATTCTTTGTTCCCATGTAAATAAATCCTTAGGATTATTACTGTTTGACCTTTCATCCCATTTAGCTGAAGCATGAATAAAAAATCTGCCTCTAAAATTAGTTTTCCAAGTGCGGTTTTCGATGTCCTTGACGCCGTGAGCAATTAAGCCAGCCCAAGGCTGTTTTATGGATAATGCTTTCATTTTTTTGTTTTTTTTAAATTGTTTTAATTTTTCTCTTGCTTTAGCCCTATTTGGTGCTTGAATTATAATGGTAAACCAATTCTTAAATGGGAATCGATATTCTTTGAGTTTCATTTTATACTGCTATTTTTAAATGATTTAATAAACCTGTATAATTTGCTTCAACAATAGCTGATGCCTGATGTACTTCTACAGCATTTCCAATCTGCTTTTTTTGTTCCGTTTGATTTCCTGCCAAAATATAATCTTTTGGAAATCCTTGTATTAGTTTCAATTCATACAACAACAGCATTCTCATTTTAATGTCAATAATTCCATACAATGCCATAAATTCTTTAATCTTGATCATTGTTTCATTGTCATCTTCAAAAATCTTAATGGCTAATTCTCCATTTTCAGTTTGAATTAAATATGGAGGTTTTTTATCCATTCTCGCAATTAATGTAAATGCGGGTTTATCTAATTTTTGTCCTATTCTTCCAAATTGTGTATCAGTCAGCCATTCGTTTGAAACCAGGTTATGTTTTGGACGTGTCGTAATAGTTCCTGCAGGATGTTCAAGTTCAGAAACTGTAAACTTAGAATAATCATATAGCAAATAATTTAACGCAAATCTATCTTTTGTTGTTACGGTTGGACAAGGTTCGGAAATTGGATGCGCTTGACCGTTTCCATAATACGATGTTAGGAATTCTGATTGTACCAAGGCTTGATTTCCAACTGTTGTGATAGTTCCTGCTGGTCCATCTAATCCAATTACTTTACCTTCTGGTCTACCTGAATAATATTTTTTTATAAATGCAGTTGAAACTAATGCGTGCCTACCACTAGTTGAAATCGTGCCTATTGGTAAATTTAATGAACGTACCTTCTCTTCAGGATTTCCTCCGTTGTAACGTTTTATAAATTCGTTTTCACCTCCCGCAACAAATTTCATTAATCCAGCATAAATACGTTTTAAAGTATTTTCTGAAAGAGGTTTTTTTCTTGAAAAAATTGATTCTCCTTTTTCGTTTAAATTGAGAACCTCACGAACAGGCTTCCAAGGTTGTTTTGTGAATTCAAATAAATCAGGTACAATTGATTTCCTTTTTTTAGTATTGTAATGTGTTGGAGTTGGGAAATTAATTGGAAAACCTTTTTGTGCAAAAATTCCAAAATATCTTTCACGTGATTGGTAAGCTCCAAAGTCAGCTGCATTTAATAATTTATAATCGTGATTATAACCATAATCTTTAACCGCATTAATCCATTTCATATAATCCCTACCTCTATCTTTTGAAATAGGTTTTCCATTTTTATCCAAACCACCCCAAGCCATAAACTCACGCACATTTTCAATGTATAAATAATTTGGTTTTAAATGCTCCATATACATAAGCAAATCCCAAGCTAAAGTTCTACTATCAGCATCACGCGGTAAACCTCCTTTTGCTTTTGAATAATTTGTACATTCTAAACTTGCCCAAATATTTATTATGCATTCAGAATCATCTGCTCTAAGTTTATTGACTAATATTTTCAAATGTTCAACTACCTTGAAATCTCGAATGTCTTCTGTAAAATGTAAAGTCTCAGGATGGTTTTTTTTATGACTTGCAATTGCGGTAGCATCGTGGTTAACACAAGCTATTACTTTTGTATTCGCATTTGCTAAATGTATTCCAGTGGATGTTCCCCCAGCTCCAGCGAATAAATCAATCCAGTAAATTATTGGTTCATTCATCTTAAACTGCTTTTTCTAAAACTTCTATATCAAATAGTGTTGGTACTGATAATTGATATTCTATGGATTTTAGATAAAATAAACCATCATCATAATAATCAGGATTCAATTCAAATGACCACGCTTTGCGTTTCATTTTCAACGCTTGGTATGCGGTGCTGAATAACCCACCGAAAGGATCTCCCACAACTTCGCCTTCATTTGTATACTGGAATATCAATCGCTCAATGATATCCAATTGAAGTGGGCAAATGTGCTTTTCTTTTTTTCTGTTGGCTTGGTTGGCGTTTAATGTTTTTAAACGATTTACATCATTCATCACATCAAGTCCTGTTGGTCGGTTCATTAGGGTCATCATCTTTTTAGAGAGCTTTCCTGCCTTATCTAAAGTTTCTGAAGCATCAATATGCAATTGATAATCATAAGGCACTACCCTGCAATATTCCTTCCACCAAGCATATAATGTTTTTGGGTTTAAAGTTTCTGCCATTTCAAGTGTTACAAATCTATTTCCGTTAGATTGCCAAATTGAATGGGCATCCAATTGCCATCTGGCCAGCGTGTATTCTTTTTTAGATTTTTTAACCGGCAAATCGGCATAAGCATTCTTTTCATCACTGGGTGTTTTTCTGAATAACAAAATGTATTCAGGCAATCCACATCCAATTTTTGTACTATCCTTTACGAGCTCACCCCAAGTTAATCGGTAGGTTTGATTGTTTTCTTGTACCACATCGGTAGGTACCGTAATTTTACCTATCAAATGAAATCCGTGCTTTGTAAAGCTTCTTACAGTTTCACCGCTAAAATCATCGATCGTAGTGTACTGGATTCCTTTTTGATAACCATAACGAATCCTGTCTTTAACGTGAACTGCTGCTATTCTCCCGGGCATTAAAGACTTTAAAAGTTTAGGCACCAAGAAATCCATTTGTTCAAAAAACTTCTCGTTGGTCAAATTGTGACCAAAATCATTATAATTGTCTGAATACTCATAATGATTTCCGAATGGAATAGAAGTTACAATCATTCCTGTACTGTTTTCTTCGATGTAATCCATTCCTTTAATACAATCTTGATTCCATACTTTAGCATCACCGACAACTGCGGAGCGTTCGTTTTTAAATATTTTTCGTTTCATATCACTTGATAATTTATTTGAGTTAAGTCCGTAATTCCGTACGAGGTTTATCATTTCTGTTTGTAATTCAATATGTCGCTTCCATTTGGCTTTCAATTCTTTTAACACTTCACGCTCGTTTTGAGTATGGATAATGTAAATATGAACCTCCTGGTCCTGCTTAAATCTGTAGATTCTGTGAACTGCCTGAATGAAGTCATTAAATTTATAATCAATGCCAACGAATATGGCGCGACTGCAATGGTGTTGAAAGTTGCAACCGGATCCTGCTATTCTCGGTTTTGTTGAAAGAATCTGATATTTACCTTCAGAATAGTCAATCAACAATTTTTCCTTTTGCTCATTAGTCTGACTTCCATAAACGCTAAAAATGTCAGCATCTTTCCCTGCTCTCTTTTCTATGGACATACGTTCAGCTTCGCGATGGTGCCAAAGAATGACATTGGAATATGGAAACTCATTCTCAATAATTTCAAATGCTTTGTTGACCCGTAAATCGATGGTTTCTGATTTTTCTCTTGAGGTATCAATAAGGCTTTTCGTTGTGTCCTTGAATAATACCAGTTTACCTTCTTTGTTTACAATTGGAGCTCCGTCTAAATTTTCAACCTCAATATCGTGAATGTGCATTTTAGGCAAATTATATCCGTCATCACAATGTCCAAGGTCTGATGGTTTATTTATAAAAACAGCCCAGCTGCTTACCCACTTCCAAAACTCTTCCCGTTGAGTTTCGTTTAGTTTTAAGTTTCCTGCTTTTTTAGGATCCCTTTTAAAGAATTGCGTAAGTGCGTGACCCCTATCTATTACGCCTAAATATTGCGCATAGTTTAAAATTTCAAGGTAATTGTTTGGAGTTGGCGTTGCTGTGAATACAAATCGATAAGGCACTTCTCCGAAATGTTTTAACACATAGTTTGTGGTTTCTGTTTGCAGGTTACGCAATACAGATGCTTCATCAAATGATACACCGCCAAACTTTGAAGCTTCAATATCTCCTTTGCGAATGCGCTCATAATTGGTTAAATAAATAATTGGATACAACTCTTCAATTGTGTCAGTATCCGTAATATATTTTATTTCAATGCCGGTGTTTAGAAGTCCGTTATCTCTTTTAAATTCTCCAATCACGCCTAATGGCAAACCAATTAAAAAGGGTTTTCCGGTTTTGATTATTATCTGCTGGGCGATTGCCAATTGCATAACTGTTTTACCTAATCCAAATGAAGCAAAACAGGCTCTGCGACCTCCTTTGATACACCAAGCTGCAATGTCTTTTTGATGCTCAAGCATCACATCAGGAAGAGTGTCTCTTTTGATTTTGAAACCAAATGATTCTGCAACTATAATTTTATCTTCTAAAAACTTTTCGTAACTCATAGTAATTTTTTTAAATAATTATCAATAATATTTTTTGTCATTTCAAAACCCCACGAAAATGTGGCATAATATCCCATTTTACTGAGGTCATTTATTGATTTTTTTTGACCTTCCAAATGTTCACATTTCTTCAATTCTCCATTTTTTTTAAAAGGTGTTTCTACTTTCAATTCTATAAAAAGACCGTGATATTTTCCGTTTGGTGTTAATATTATCAAATCAGGCGTTTTAAATCCCTTTTTTTGTATTTTAGAGTTACGCACTGATTGAGGTATAGAAAGCTTAAGAGATGCTACCGTGTCACTTAAGAACAATACATCTGGATATATTTGAGAAATGTAATTTGATATTGCTACTTGCAATTCATATTCTGGTTGTTGCTTTTTTGATTTTGCTATTTTTTGTTTTGGCTTTTTAATTTCAATTTCAATGGATTTGATGCCACTAACTTTAAGTCCTTTTGCCTTTATATTATCAATATCTTTTTGGGTCCAGTTCATTTTTTATAATTTTTTTATCTGATTTTCAATCCTTAATTTTTCTTCTTTTAATGCTTTAATTTTCTCAGCCGGCATCTTATCTTCGTTTAAAAAAATGAATACTCCTAATTCTTTTTCATAAGCAATTAGCCTGATAACATCTGATACCGTTTCTATTTTACTTTCAGGCTGTTTCATAATTTTAATCTTTATATCCAATCGCGGTTAATCCGGATGGACTGCATAATAATTTTTCTCCAGTTTCTTTAAACTTTTCATCAATAATCTTAACTTCAAGTTTTTCGGCTTCTAAATTTGTATTCTCATCGTAATACACATATCCTTTTTTGCCTGTTTTGGTTTTTACTATCAGTGCTTTTTTCATAATTTATTTTTTATTTGAGAATTAAAATAATCCTGCAATAATTCAAGTTTGCATTGATACACTACCTTTCCGCTAACTTTTTCCTGCAATTCTTTAATCGTGTTTTTAATATCCTCTTTTTCTGATTCAGAATCAGCTTTTGATTTACTATAAACTTCAATTAATCGTGTCTTAACGCTGTTATATTTTGCTTTTTTTATCTCGTCAAAACCCTTTTCATTTATTCCATTTTGAATTAAACCTTTTGAAAAAAGCCAATCATATTTTGACGATGCCAATTCTATTTCACCCGTTGATTTGTAAATTTCTATTGCTTCTGAAATTGCTTTTTGCATTAATCCGTCTTTTTCATTTTCTGACATTGGTTTGTTAGTTTCTTTAAATTCCTGTAATTTCATTTTATATATTTTTGTTTGCTCTTTTTCGTATTCAGAATAATTGAACATAACTTGTCCAAAAACAACTGCATTCAATTGCTGGAATGGTTTTGTTTTAAATTCGCCTTTTACAAAAAGCCCAAAGGCTTTATCAATTTGCTCAAAAGAAATGTGCCCGTAATAATCGCAAACGTGTCGAGCAAGTTCATTATGTTGATCTATTTTTCCGTCATTAACGCCTAATAAATTCAGTAATTTGAAAATTAATTTAACCGTTAAAGCATTTCTTTTTTCAATTGGATAATCTCTAAGCTTCTTTTTTTCCGCCAAAACAACCAATTCAGGTTTTTGATATTGAATTAATTCGTTCATTGTTCAAATTGCTTTATAAAAGCTTGCGCCCCGGTTAATTTTTCTTTTTGGTTTATAGTTTGTTTTTTTTTTTTTTCAATTTCAATTTTAACCCATCTGGAAAAATGGCCGGCGTAATCTTTTTTGTCTGTTTTTGTTTCTTTTTCAGTTTTTAATTTTAAATCAAATTCTTCGAGATATTTTTCAATTTTAAAAGATTCATTTGGTTTTAATTTATTCATTCTTAAAATATCTTCTAGCCATTGAGGATCGTTAAATAATTTTTTTGAAAAACTTTTTATTAAAATTTCATCTTCACTTTCTATTTCATTTATTTTATCTTTAATTTCTATTTCTATTTCTCTTTCTAAAGGTGGGTTGTTTGGGTTGTTTTGTTGGGTTGTTTTTTTTGCTTGTTGGGTTGTTTTTTTTGCGTTTTGATTTCCTTTTTTCGCGCCTCCTTTTTTACCATTTTCACGAGCCGATTCAACTTTTGAAATTCTTCTTTTAACATTTTCATTCCACCATCTTCCATCTTCCAGAACAGTTATGTATTCCATTAACTTTTCAAATTCTTTATCTGATAAGTCAATGTTAAAATCATCTTCTAAAAACTCTCTATTCATTTCAATAGGGCAACCTTCCTTATACATTAAATCAAATAATTCTCTTAATGCATATCTTACTAAAGGAAATTTTTTCAACCTTTTAAAAGTTCTGCTTGTCCACCAATCTTGAGGGTACCATGTATATCCTAATTGTGCCATTTTAAAAATCTATTTTAGGTTGGTTAATATTTTTTAAATGTTCATCAACTTCTTGTTCACATTTTTTTGACATTTCCAATGCATATTTCTCACGTGTTTTGAAATAATCTTTTTGATATTTCCGCATTTTAAACACTAATTTTTCAAATTCATTCATAATTCTAATTTTTAAATAGTTCCATTACTTTATCAATAAAATTATTTTTCAAATGGAACATTCGTTAATTGTCTTCCATTGTTCCAAATGGAAAAGCGATTTTTATTGTCTAGTTGAATTTTCATAGTTTCAATCTTTCCAAAAAACCTCACATTACCGCCTAAATCAACAATCCAAGCATCCTTTTTTGATGGTGCAATTCGCATCCCTCTGCCTACAATTTGATAGTATAAAGCCAATGACATTGTTGATCGTGCAATCAACACGCATTCAAGTTCCGTTCAGCTTTATTTTTGGAGTACTAAATGAGATGTCGCCGTGTAAAGTAAACTTTGTCCCAGAAAGAATTACTGATTTGTTTTCCTCAACTCCAACAATTTTAAATGTTGAAACACGGTATTGTGCCAATTCCTCTTTTTCTTCAAATTCAGATAAATGGGTTTGATTGTTGGACCAACTATTGAAAGCACCATCTATGTGAGCGAAAAACACATCTAAGTTTGCAAAGGCTTCTTCTAAATCTTCATGCACAAAATGAGCGCCTTTTCTACTTGGAATAACGTCTCCAATATTAGAGCCGGTCATTACCTCATAACCATAGTTACAGTATGAATCCTTTAATGAAGCGCTAAGGATTTCAAATGGTTTTTTTTCTTCTGCTTCTTTAATTTTTTCGGCGAGCTTTCCTAACTTCTTAATACCTTTAGAGTCTAATGAGATTGTTTTTGTCATAGGATTTATATTTAATTTGATTGAATTATTTATTGAATTTTTTTTACTTGGATTAAAATAGTTTTAATGTGAAATGCTCGATTGTCCTGTTACGCTGTTGTTTCAGCCTATATTCCTTGCTTATCCAAACTCTTAGAGGTCTTTGATGCGCATCCGGATTGTTGCTTAGAGTAGTTCTTTCAGTATCAAAAATTAAATGCATCCTTGATAGCTTGCGAAACGGAACTCCAAATACGCTTGGTTGTAATGGAGGATCATTTCCCTGAGCAAAAAATGCTTTTTTTAAATCATCTGCAGTAAAAGGCTTCATTTGTTTTTTAACCCAACCTTCTGCAAACTCGCAAAGCCTTGCGCAATACGCTTTGTTGTTTTCTTCAACTTTTTCAACAGCTTGATTTGTAATTTCAAATGCGTTCATAATTAATGCGATTTTTCAGATTTTAAAATTCCATCTTCAAACCAATAATAGAAATCAGGCTTAATTAATTCTCCTTTTATTTTATGTTTTCCAACTTTGGCGCGATATATTTCATTTATTGTCCAATTACCTTCGCTATCTTGTCGCCAATCGACTAGAACAATCCACCCTTTAGATGCTTTTGATTTTGATTGAATGCCTAATGAGCAAGCAATAGCCTCTTCACCCGCTGTATTGGCGTGAGCCTTGTAACCCGCTGTATTGGCGTGAGCGTAGTTACCCGCTGTATTGGCGTGAGCCTCTTCACCC